GGGGAAGAAATACCCCGGCACCGCGGTCCTTGAATCCCACTGGAACAGCTTCGGCCGCAGCCCGACGCCGATCACGCTCGGCACGTTCAAGCGGCAGCTCGTCGCCAGCAAGGATGACTTCGAGGACTTGACGAACGTGGACCTTGACGATCCGTTCGAGGCGGCGGCGCGTGAGCGCGTCGCGGCGATAAAGCTGTGGACACTGCAAGAGATTCAGCAGCGCCCGTGGCCTGAGTGGATCATCCGCGACATCCTGCCGCGCGCAGAGTTGAGCATGGTTTACGGCCCGAGCGGCGCGGGCAAGTCTTTCGTGGTGCTCGACATGGCGCTTGCCGTGGCGCGAGGCGCACCGTGGTGGGGNCATGATGTGCGGCGTGGCGGCGTGCTGTGGCTCGCGGCCGAAGCGTTCGGCAGTATGAAGCCGCGCACGAAAGCCTACGCGCAAGCCAATGAGATTGACATCAACGCGGTTGACAACTTCCACGTCGTCGAGCAGTTCAACCTGAATTCCCCTGAAACTGTCACCGCGCTCATCGGAGCAGTAAAAGAGCTAAGCCTATCCCTTGTNGTGGTGGACACGCTCGCNGCNGCNAGNGGCGGCGCAAATGAAAACAGCGGCGAGGACATGGGCGCGATACTCGACGCCTGCCGCCGCATNCACTACGCNACGAGNGCCAGCGTGCTNCTGATCCANCATAGTGGGAAGAACGTAGAACTTGGTGCGCGTGGCTGGTCNGGTATTCGCGCGGCCGTGCAAGCGGAACTGCGCGTCGACTACGACCCTGAGCAGGGCACCAGGTGTCTCACAGCAACGAAGCAGCGTGATGGTGAGGACGGCATAAGCTTCAATTTCACGCTCGTGCCGGTGGTCGTAGGGATGGACGACCGCGATCAACCAATCAGCAGCGCGCACGTGAAGCTGCTGGGCAAGCGCGAACGCGCGCCCGCCGTCGAGGGTGATGGCGGTGGAAAACGCCCGCCGAAGGGCGCAAACGAAGCAATTCTGTGGCGCGAGTATCTAAAGTTGCAGCCGCTCGATGGCGGGCCGGTGCAGCGCGCTGTGCTCATGGACCAGGTAGCGCGTGCTATCGGTGATGCGGACTCGATGCCGCAGGTCCGTAACCGGCTGCGCCGCGCGCTCGCAAACCTAGACAGCCAGGGATATCTCAGGCTCGCCGGCGAGCTGATCTACCCGGCTGAGGTGGAGGACACCAGCGAGGACGCTGAGGACGTAGGAGACTTGATATGAGCCGCGTGAAGCGCGTGAAACAGATGAGAAAATGGCGGGGGCAGGTGCCGCAGAATAGCCGGCTCGTGGAGCTGTGCCGCGTTGACGGTGTATGGTGGGCCCTCTTCGCACGGGACTGCAAGCTAGGCTGGCAGAACTTCAAAGTGGCCGCCGACCGCGCGCTGGGCCGGGCGAATTATTGGCTCGGATGGGACCCGGTGCGGCGCAAAGTCGCGAACTGGCCGGACGCGCGGGCGTTGCGCGAACAGCAGCCCGTGGTCAACGACTGGGCACTGGCTGTGATGGACGGATACGACCCGAGTGGCAGCGTGTCGATCATCGTCTGTGACTATGACCGCCCGGACGAGTCCAACTCAGTATGGCGCGTAGCGCCGGATCGCGTGCCTCGTGACGCGATTTACGTGGCGGAGATCATTCAGGCGCTTGGGTTTCATTCCCTTTGTTCAACCCCTATAGGGGATGAAACTGAGGCTTCGGTCGCGCGTGATAGGGGTTCCTACCCCCTATGTATTACTAGGGGTAGGAACCCATCACGCGACGGCCTGGACGATGATTCGGTGGATGATCTGATCTAAGAACCCAATGGTGACTTGCAAATTTTGCAACTGGACACGACGTACATGAAAAAGCAGCAGCTAAAACGCCGCCGCAAGAACCGCTTCGCGGCCAACGCAATTGGCGAGGACTACGGCTCTCTGACTCCGGAGCAGCGGAGCACGCGAGCACAATGGCTGGCGGACAACAGGGCACGTGAGGCCCAACTCGTGGAGATCGTCGGGCAAGCTTTGTACGGTTATGCCGACGCGGAGCTGGCTGACACAGTGGCTTCGCTATGCAAGCAAAGGCGCTGAGGCGGCTGCTCGTCGTTGGAGCTATGCTCGGGGCAGCAGGTGCGCTGTTGTTCGTGTTGACAGGCGCGCTGATCGTCATACCACTGCCCGAGGAGCTGAGCGATGATGCGAACACTGGCGATCATCGTGTTTAGGGTGCTGCTGGCGTGTGTGCTGCTGGTCGGGATCGTCGTGTTCGTGCTGCTTGCATTGCTGAGGACAGAGAAGTGAAAACTGTTTTGCCACGTGCGTTAGCGCCGAAGGCGGATGAAGTCAATAGCACGCCGTACAACGAGCTGCCGAGGATGACTGAGCGCCAAAAAACGCAGTTTCTTGAGCTGCTGATTGGTGGAGCGTCGCAACATCGCGCTGCAAGCCAGCTCGGTATCCCGCGGCTGCTCGTTGTGCGCGAAGCACATCTCGATGAGCAGTTTGCTAAAGACCTGGAGCTCGCGCTGGAGGCGCGCATTGATGCGATTGAAGAGCTGGCTATTGAGTTCGCAACGCAAGGCACGGAGAGGGGCGTCTATCACATGGGCGTGCTCGTGGACACTGAGCGGCAATACGGGCCTCACTCGCTGCTGCAATTTCTGCTCAAAGCCAACAAGCCCGAAAAGTACAAAGAGCGCACCGAGCAGACGCTCAACGTGAACTCGGCTGGCCCGCCGCCGACGGTGCGCGATGATCGTGATGCGCAGCGTTTGTTGGCGAAGGTGCGTCAGCAATTGCTGCCCGTGATCGAGGCGCAGTTCACGGAAGTGAAGCCCGACGAAGTGAAGCCCGACGACGGGAGTGACCTGATATGAGCGCTGAGCGCGTGTACGAGATGGAGCACGCCGAGCTGCGCGGACTGTGGCAGGAAACGCGCATTCCGCTGCGCTATCGCAAGCGCGTGCTTGCGGATTTGTGCCGAGCGTTCAACGTGCCGCGCATCCGCGTTCGGAGTTGCAAGGTGCCAGGCGCTCAGGGCTGCTACTACGTGCGTGATGGCGAGCCGCGCATCGATTTGTGCCCTAAGTCAGGCAGCGACATGCTCACCCTGGCGCACGAGTTCGCGCATTACGTCACGCACATGCGCTGTCCGAGGGCTCGCGATCATGGCCCGACGTTCTTGTTCCACTACATGCAGGTGTGCGACGCGCTGCGTCTCGTACCCGCGGCGGGTTTCCGCGCAGCGTGCCGCAAGCATGGCCTGCGCATAGCGAGGGTTAAGTAGATGCTCACGGATATTTTCAAGACGCTGGTTAGGCTCAACAAGCTGCTGCGTGCACGCAGATGGACGAGGGCATACGCCGCGGCGGACGAACTGGAAATGGTCGCCGCGAGGGAAAGCGGCGACGAGGTGACCTACGTGCACACGCCGTGCACCGTGACCGATATCAACGAGTACCGCGCGAGGAAGCAACGTGTACATTGACCAAGCTATACGCCGTCGCCTCGAACTCATCGAGCTGATTGAGAACGGCGCACCGCTGTGGCTGCCCGATCCAGATAACGCGCCGCAGATGGCCGCGTACCTGAGCCCGGCGAAGGTCATCGGCTTCGGCGGTGCTGCCGGTGGTGGCAAATCTGACTTGGGCATTGGCAAGGCGCTGAACCAGCACTTCGACTCGTTCATCGCGCGCCGCGTGGGCACGGAACTCACGCCGATCATCGAGCGTGTGCTGGCGCTGCGCGGCACCCGCGATGGCTACGCATCCGCGCCCGAGAAGATTCTCAGGATGCCGGAGCGCAATCAGGTAATAACGTTCGGCGCCATGCCAAACCTTGGCGATGAAACGAAGTACCAAGGCCATCCGCACGACTTCAAGTGTTTCGACGAGGCCACCAACTTCCTCGAATACCAAGTACGATTCCTGTCTACGTGGCTGCGCAACACGCGAATTAAGCCTGAGCCGTTCTGCCAGATGCTGCTCACGTTCAACCCGCCGCAGACCAGCGAAGGCCGGTGGGTGCTCTCGTATTTCGCGCCGTGGTTGGACAAGCAGTACAAAAACCCTGCTGCGCATGGCGAGTTGCGCTACTTCATCACCGTGGGTCAAGGCCAGCGGCAGGTAGACATCGAAGTGCCGAACGTGCCGCACGTCATCGTCAACAACGAGCCTGTGCGCGACTTCGACCCGCGCGAGTTCAAGCCTACGGAGATCATCACGCCGCAGTCGCGCACCTTTATCGGTTCGCGCGTCACCGACAACAAGTACCAAGGAGCGCAGTACATGGCTCAGCTTCAATCTCTCCCCGAGCCGTTGCGCTCGCAGATGCTGAACGGCGACTTCTACGCCGGCATAAACGACAGCGAATGGCAGGTCATCCCAACTGAGTGGGTGAAGGCCGCGATGGATCGCTGGCAGCCGCGTGATCGCAAGCCGCGCATGGATTCAATAGGCGTGGACGTGGCCCGCGGTGGACAAGACAACAGCATCTTGATACGCCGGCATGATAACTGGTACGACGAGGTGATCGTCTATCCTGGCACGCAGACACCGAATGGCCCAATGCTCGCCGGCTTGATCGCCTCACATCTGCGCGACGATGCGACTATTTACATCGACGTGGTGGGCGTCGGCGGCTCACCCTATGACTTCCTCCGCGAGCAGCGCTACCACGTAATCGGCATCAATGGCGGGTCGACGGAAGGGCTCGATGCGTTTCGTTCGCAAGGCGGAATGGGGTTCGCGAACTGGAAGAGTTACCTGTGGTGGGCGATGCGCGAGGACCTGGACCCGGCCAACAACCGAGGCGTGGCCCTGCCGCCCGACCCGGCGCTGCTGCGCGACCTGACGGCGCCTCTGTGGCGTCCGCGGGGCGGCAAAATCCTGGTTGAGTCCCGCGAGGAAATCATCAAGCGCATCGGCCGTTCGCCTGACTGGGGCTCGGCGTGCGTGCTGGCCCGGCTCAGTACCCCGCGGATTGAGCGGCTGCGGACTTCGCCAAATCCGCTGGGCCACGACCCCCTTGCAATTACCCCCTTTATCGGTGGGGGTGGACACACGCCGTTTTAACAGTTAGGTTCGGGGTTATGAGCGTCACACTGTCGGAGATCAGCATCTCGGAGTTCTTCGCCGATCCGAGCACCGAGGCGCTGCTCGCTGAGTACGCTGATGAGTGCGCGCTGGCAGGACTGCCTCCGCCTGTTCCGCATCGGGACATCTACCTCGCGCTGGAGCGCGCGGGTGTCGTCTCGATGTTCGGGGCTCGCGTTGACGGCGTACTGGTTGGGTTCATCGTTCTGCTCACGTCGATGAATCCGCATTACAGCGTGGTGCTCGGTGCGGTCGAGAGCTTTTTCGTCGCGGCTGCGCACCGCAAGACGGGCGCAGGCGTGAAGCTGCTACGCGAGGCGCGGCGAGCGGCGAAGGACCGCGGCGCTGTCGGACTGCTGGTGAGCGCGCCGTTTGGTGGGAAACTTGCGGCGGTGCTCAAGCGCAGCAAGCGTTTCGACCTGACGAACGAAGTGTTTTGCGAGGTGCTATGAACATCGTGCCCGCGAGCACGAGGGCAGCAGTCTCGAAGGTGCAGGCGCTTGAAGCGCATGTCGCAAGACTGCCGCAGCTCAAGCTGACGACTCGGCACGTGATTCATGCCGGGGTGTACGCGCGCACGATCACGATCCCTGCCGGCGTGGTGCTGACAGGGGCTCTCATTAAGCGCGCGACGCTGCTCATCGTAAGTGGCGTTGTGCAGGTGTTCACCGGCGAGGAGTCAGTGCTGATCGAGGGGTATCACGTGATCCCGGCAAGCGCAGGGCGCAAGACGGCGTACTACGCGCTTGAGGACACTGACCTAACGATGGTGTTTCCGACGAACGCGCGAACCGTGCAAGAGGCCGAGCGCGAGTTTACGGATGACGTTGAGATGCTGATGTCGCGCGTTAACGAGAACGAAGTGATTATCACGGGAGAATGAGCCATGTCCGGTGCAGTTACGGCAGCAGTTGTGGGTGGTGTGCTCGCCGCGGGCACCGCGGCTTACACCGCGCGGCAGCAGCGGAAGGAAGGCCAGCGCGCGCGTGACGCGGCCGAGAGGGCCGCTGCTAAGTCGCAGACGCAGGGCTCTGATCCCGTGCAGCTGTTCCGTCGTCGACGCCGTATGGCGCAGGGCTTCGACGCTGCCGCGCTTGCTGCGACGCCGACCCTTGGCGACACGGGCGGCGGTGGCTTGCTAGGTAATTAACTCATGGCTGACATCAAGCAGCAGCGCGAGCGCGCGCTCCAGCGGTGGGGCGCGCTCGTCGCTGAGCGTTCGTCGTGGATGAGTCACTGGCAAGAGCTGGCGCGCTTCCTGTTGCCGCGTTCGGGCCGCTTCGATGACACGGCGGCGGCTGCTTCGCCGAACCGCGGCGACAAGAAGCACCAGCACATCTACGACTCGACTGCTACGCGAGCGCTGAACATCCTGACGGCTGGATTGCTGTCGGGTGCATCGTCGCCTGCGCGCCCGTGGTTCCGACTCAAGACACCGTACGACGACCTCAACGAGCGTGAGCCGGTGAAGCGCTGGCTGTGGCAGGTCGAGAAGCGGATGCGCGAGGTGTTCAATCAGTCGAACACGTATCGCGCGTTCCGCCAGGTTTATCAGGAGCTGGGTGCCTTCGGCACGGCTGCCAACATCATCCTGCCGAATTTCGACAGGGTGATTCACAATCACCCGCTGACGATCGGTGAGTACGCCATCGACACGGACAGCAACGGCAACGTCAACACGCTCTACCGCAAGTTCGAGATGAACGTAGGCCAGCTCGTCAGCCGCTTTGGCTACGAGAATTGCTCGAATCGCGTGCGCACGCTGTACGACCGCGGTTCGTTGACGCCGTGGGTGCCCGTGCTGCATGTGATCGAGCCGCGTCGCGAGCGTAACCCGCTCAAGTACGACAACGCGAACATGGAATACACGAGCTGCTACTACGAGTTCGGCGGTGAAGATCAGGACTGCCTGCGCAACAGCGGCTACCGCGAGTTCCCTGTGCTGGCTCCGCGCTGGGAGACGCGCGGCGCTGATATCTACGGCAGCTCGCCGGGCATGATGGTGCTCGGTGACGTGAAGCAGCTNCAGCACCAGCAGCTCAGAAAGTCGCAAGCAATTGACTTCATGACTTTGCCGCCCCTTGCCGTGCCACCGGGCGCGCAGGCGCATGGGCTGAACCTCACGCCGGGCAGCGTGAACTACGTGGATACCGGCACGAGCGGCGTGCGGTCGCTGTTCGAAGTGCAGCTCGATCTCAACGCGCTGCTTGCGGATATCCAGGACGTGCGAGGGCGCATCGACCGCGGCTTCTACGTCGATATGTTCTTGCTCATCCTTGGCGATCAGCGAGCCACGCCGCCGACTGCGCGTGAGATCGCCGAGCGTCATGAGGAAAAGTTGCTGATGCTCGGGCCGGTGCTCGAATCTCTGCACGACGAATTTTTAGGGCCGTACATCGAAAAGGCGTTCGTGTACATGCTCGAAGCCGGCCTTATTCCTCCGCCGCCGCGCGAGCTGGAGCAGGTGCCGCTCAGCGTCCAGTTCATCAGCTTGCTCGCGCAGGCACAGCGGCTCGTGGGGCTGTCGAGTGTTGAGCGTCTCGTGGGTAGCGTAGTGAACGTNGCTGCGGTTAAGCCCGACGTGCTTGACAAGGTGGACTTTGATCAGGCGGTCGAAGTCTACGGCGACATGCTTGGCGTTGATCCGACGCTCATCGTTGCCGACGATAAGGTCGCGCTTATCCGGCAGGAGCGCGCGCAAGCGCAGGCACAGGCGCAGGCGATGGCCGCCGCGCAGCAGGGCGCGGCTATCGCGAGGGACCTTGGCGCCGCTGGGGCGGACGGGCGGGACGCAGCAGTAGACGCCGCAAGGCAAGTGGGAGTGATCTGACATGAGCATCAAAGCAACACTGGACGCAGACGGCGAAGAAAGCGGCGTGCTGCGTGTTCCGCGTACTAAAACGGTGAGCTACACCGTGGACGTGACTAGCCTAGTGAACGGCGAGGTTCGTCTCTTGGTCAGCTACAACAACCGAGGCTCGTGGGATGTGGTCCGTCGCATCACGGCCGACAGCAGCGGCCAGCTCGTCAACGATTCGGCCGGCGTGATCTATGTGAAGTTCGCGCTTGTCGAAACTGAAGCATCGCTTAGCGGCGATGCGGATGTGACGCTGGCGCTCGAACCGCAGACCGTCGTGGTCTTGCGCGACCCGTCGACGAACCAGCCGTTGATCGAGTACGGTGATACGCTCATCAAGCCAATCGTCGGGCTCGACCTCTCGACCGTGCCCGAGTTCACCGATAACGCNGCNGCGCTCGCCGCAGGCGCGGCCATTGGTTCAGTTTACGCGGATGCAACCGGCGCGTTGTTCCGCGTCATCGAAGGAGCGTAATTCATGGCTGTCACAGCACCTACCAAACAGCCCGACACGTCTCGCGTCGTCGAGGTGTGGTCCGGCGGCGGCGCNACGGACGATAACGAGGTGATCCTCGAAATCGATGCGCGTGGCTTCACGGAGTTCACGCTGGGCTCGGTCACGGGCTCAGTGGACGTGTTCGCGTCGCTCGACGGCACAAACTTCCTCACGACTGCTGTGGGCCTCATCAACTCGACCGATGGTGCCCCCGATGCCGCGACCACGGCACAAGGCGTGTTCCAGCTTCGCGGCTCGTTCCACCGGCTGCGCTTCGTGCAAAACGGTGACACGGCTGTCACGGGCTTCTCGGTCGTCGCGCGAAGGGCTATCACATGACGCTGGGGGAGAAGCAGCGCGCGTTCGCGAAGCTCGTCCCGCGCCTCATAGACAAGGCGTATGAGCTGGGCTTCGAGGTGACGCTGGGCGACGCCTACCGCGATCCGCGTGTGCACGGCCCGCTCGGCGTGAAGCTTGGGTATGGGCATCCGAATAGCGCGCACAAGAACAGGCTTGCCATTGACTTGAACCTGTTTAAGAACGGCGTGTTTTTGCAGCGGACTGAGGATCACCGCCCGCTCGGCGAGTGGTGGGAGAAGCAGCACGAGCTGGCCCGGTGGGGTGGACGTTTCAACGACGGCAATCACTACAGCTTCGAGCACAACGGGGTGAAGTAATGGCTAATCCAAGCACGCTATCGTGGCGGCAGCCACTGACGAATATGGACGGCTCGCCGTTCGACGCTGAGCAGTTTGCCGGATTTACGATTTACATCGATGATGCTCCGGGGCTGTCGGTGCCAGTGCAGTGGTCGGACGACGGCATGTACAGCATCCCGCTGGCCACGTTCGCCGATCTGACGACCTACGGTGAGCACACTGTACAACTGGCGACTGTACACCGTAACGGTAACGAGTCGCCCAAGTCGGAACCCATCAGCTTTGTGATGCTAGACGAGCGAGTGCCCAGCCGCCCTTTCGACCTGGTGGTGTCGTAGCCGCGGCCGTCATCATTGTGCTGCTTATTAGCCGCTGCGTGGGGTAAGCGATGAAGCAACAGAGCACCGAACGCCTCGTAGGCTTCGCACAGCTCTTTCTGAGCTGCGTGTTCCTACTGGGGTATTTCATCGTGCTGGCGATGTTCCTGCTGGGCTACGTTAAGACGGCACCGGAGTGGCGCGACGCGCTCATCGCACTGCTCGGCGTCATCACTGGCTCGATAGGCACAATCATGGCGTTCTGGTTCTCGCGCGGTAGACCGGCAACTGTGGAGCCGCAATGAGCTGGATCACGCTGCTGTGGAAGTACCGCAAGTTCATCGGCGTCGCCGCCGTTGTGCTCATTGCTGCTGGCTCGATCCTCGGTTATGGCCGGGCTCGGTACAACGAAGGCTACGCGGTGGGTGCGTCTGAGGTTCAAGCGAAGTGGGATGAGGATGCTGCGGCCCGCGATGCCGAGGTGATTCGCATGGCTCGCGAGCACGCTGCACGTGATGCGGCGACGCGCGCTCGAAACGATGAGGTGATTAATGGATACCAAAAGGAAATCGCTCGCATTGCTTCTGATCGTGACAGCCTTGCTCGCAGGCTGCACGACTACGAAGTACGTCTCCGTGCCCTGTCCGAAGCTGCAAGTCAGCCCGGAGCTGCTGGTGCCGCCGGAGAGTCCGAAGCACCGCGAAGCGTTGATGCAGCTCTTGACGCCTACGACGCCGCCTGCCGACGCGACGCAGCCCGACTTGACGCCTTGATCCGGCAGGTTCAGGCGCAGCTTGACATAACACCGGAATCCTAGTTAGGTTCGGGAAGACATGGACAACGACCCGATATTTAGCGCGGATGAGGCGCGGGAGGCGCTGGCCCAGAAGCAGCGCGAGTTGCAATTGCAGCTCGATGATGACCTGCGACTGGTGATGAGTCATGTAGGCGGCCGAAGGCTCGTGTGGAGACTACTGGACCGCGCAGGGATGTGGCGGTCTAGCTTCGTGCAAGATCGAAACGGCACCGACTTCCGTGAAGGTATGAGGAACACCGCGCTTATGCTGTGGTCCGATTTGCAAAGAGCGTGTCCACAATTGTTGCTGCGGATGCAAGAGGAAAATCGAGATGCCTGATGAAGTAGTTTACGATTTTGGACAGGACCTTCCGGCCGAGACGGTTGCCACGCTGACGACCCATGCGAAAGAGCTGGGTCTGTCAGCGGAGCAGGCGCCCAAGTTCGCGGCGTACTATACGCAGCAACAGCAGGCTGCCGCTGCCGCGAATGCGCCGCCTGCCGAGTACAAGTTCCCGCAGGTTGATGGCAAAGACCTGCCTGACGAAGTGGTCGCGGAGCTGAGCGCCACTGCGAAGGAGCTAGGTCTCACGCAGGCGCAGGCCGAGAAGTTCGCTGCTTATGAGCTGAAACTCCGTGCCGACGCCGACAAGGAGACCAAGGCTGCGCTGGAGAAGGTACAGCAGGGCTGGCGCGACCAAGTGCGGGCGGACAAGGACCTCGGCGGTGCAAAGCTCGACGAGAACCTTGCCACGGCCAAGAAGGCGTTGGAAAAGTTCTTCCCTGAGATAGCGAAGAATCAGGCGGGATTCCCGTTTTTAGATCATCCCGATGTGGTCCGTGGGCTGGTGGCTATTGGCAAGGCCATCGGCCCTGACGGCGACTTTGTGCGCAACCCCGGAAGTGCGACCGTAGCGGCAGACCCCGCGAAGGTGCTGTTCCCAAATATGGCTTAACTAACCTTTGTAGGAGATTGCAAAAATGTCTCAGCTCGCTACTTCACATCCGACGCTTCTGGATGTCGCGAAGCGCCTCGATCCGGACGGCAAGGTTGCCGCCGTCGTGGAGCTTCTGCACCAGAAGAACGAGATTCTGGAGGATGCTGTGTGGCTGGAGGGCAACCTGCCCACTGGTCACCGCACGTCCGTGCGCACGGGCCTGCCTGCGCCGACGTGGCGCAAGCTGTACGGCTTCGTGCAGCCCAGCAAGTCCACGACCATCCAGGTCACGGACAACTGCGGCATGCTCGAAGCGTATGCCGAAGTGGACAAGGCTCTCGCCGATCTGAACGGCAACACGGCTGCGTTCCGTCTGTCCGAGGACAGCGCGCACATCGAGGGTATGAATCAGGAGTTNGCNGAGACGNTGNTNTACGGCAACGAGGGCACTGAGCCTGAGGCGTTCACCGGNTTTGCNCCGCGCTTTAACTCGCTGNNCGCGGAAAACGGCCAGAACATCATCAACGCTGGCGGCTCCTCGGACCGCACGAGCATCTGGCTGGTGGTGTGGGGCCCGAACACTGTGCACTGCATCTACCCGAAGGGCAGTAAGGCCGGCTTGAGCGTCACTGACAAGGGCGTCGTGACCGTCGAGTCTCTGGGCAATGGCACCGCTTCCGCTGGTCGAATGGAGGCATACCGCACGCACTACCGTTGGGACGCTGGCCTGTCGGTCCGCGACTGGCGCTATGTCGTGCGCATCGCGAACATTGACCAGTCCGCGCTGACGAAGGATGCGAAG